TCCCAACAAAGCTGCTTCAAATATGGCTTTACGAAAGACATTGACAGCGTTACTATCAGTAAGTTGATCATGGATACACTTCTCCATATTCAACGCCATCTTCTGTGCAGGTTTCAGTTGAGGTTCAGTTAACTTTGCAGGACCTGCTGACAACATGTTTGGAAATTCTTGTCCGTAAGTTCCAAGTTTGTGAGGTTCACTAGCAGATAATGCTCCGGGGAGTAATTCTCTACCGTCTCCTGCATACCCAAACGGATCAGGTTTTTGTTCAGCTTCATCGAGGGGAGTTGTTTTATGAGCAAACTCTTCTATACCTTCAGGCATAGGAGTAGGTTCAACTACCATCGGAAACTTTTTATTACTAAAAAGAATGTCAACAATTTGTCCGTACGCTGCAAGAACTTTAGTTTTGGTTATCTTGATAAATACTTTAGATCTTTCAGAATCACGATACTGTGTTGTAGAATCGTAAATACCTTTAAAATTTTTATAAGACTGTAACCACTTTAGTTCGTGTGAACGTCTACCGTTTTCTGCATCTTCAAACTTACTTTTGATAAACCCTGCTAATCCGGGCATCTGGTCGTCTGGATTAGTTACGGATACAGGTGTATCATCTTCAGGTTGAAGAAAACTCTCATCAGCCATGATTTATCCTTGATTAGAAGTAGTTTCTATCTTCAGCCATTGTATTGAAAGAAGCTTCAACAGTTGGTTTTGTTTGCTTCTTTGGCATGTCTACTTGTAAAGCGTCTTGATTTACTTCAGTTGTAAACTCTGGCTTCTCTCTGTACAGGTTAGTTGAACCTTGAGCATCATTGACTGATACCTTATCTGAGTTCATAATGTAGGCTGCACCTTGATTAAGATTTTCTGCCATTTTTATCTCCCTATTTGGTTTTGGTTTATAAATCCCTGATCTTCAGGGGGTATATCTGATCTGTTTCGTTCAACTCGATCAGCTAATCTTTGTCGTCTTTGAATATTTTGTTCTCTGACAAATCCTTGATCTCTAGCAAGTCCAAACTCACTAGATGCTTGAGGTAATCCTGTTTCTCTTGCTCTTGCAACATATGCACCTGCAGTATCTACTACATCTGTGGCTAGTTCTATACCCGGATCTACTAGTTGTGCTGCTGTCTCCAATCCTGCTGCAAACTTTGGACCTATTGCTCCAGACACTCTTGCTCTAAAGCTAGGATCACTTTCGTCACCAAACTCTTTAAGTCTCTCTTCTTCTAAAGCTTTCACATTAGCACCCAGAGCTTGTTCATATAAAGATGGTGCTATTATCGCAGTTGCTATACCACTTAAAATTGGGCCTTTACCCTTTAAAGTTTTGCCTGCTTTTGTAATTTTATCTTTTAGACCTGACGCTTCTTTTTTAGCAGAAGTTATACCACCTGCTTCAAGTTCGTCTAGTTCTTCCTGTGTAAAATCTGCAAAACTATTTACTTCTGCTGTTGTAGGTAATATATCGTCTTTACCCATTTTCATTTTAGTTGTATCAGCAACTTCAGTTTGGAGACCTTTTAGTTTATCTAATTGTCCTTCTAACTTTCCTATTTGTTTATCAGTATCTTTTAATACGTTTTCTACATTAGCACCTACTTGCACAGCTTTAGTTTCTAAATTCAACCCTGTTTTTTGTGCTGCTTCTTCTACGGGACTTGGAGTTGTTAGTTTTGCAACTGGCTCTACTGGAAAAAACTTTTCTGAAAACCTATAAGATTTCATAACTGTTTGTGGACTTGACTGTCCTATATCAGCTAAATAAGTGCTGTTAAATTGTTCAGCAGCCAGTGTATTAACATCTAATTTAGATCGTGAAGTTCTCTCAACTTTGTAATGAGTTAAACCGACATCACCTTTAGTAGCGTGTCCTAAAACTCTATTTGCTACACCTGAACCAAACTCGTCATCTATTGCACTAAAAACATTTTTACGTAACAACCCAACAGTAAATTTTCTAGGCAGTCCTGTATCTTGATCTCTTATGATTAAATTATTTTGTTTAAAAACATCATTAACAGCAGTATTTATTTTATCTTCAAGAGTTGCTTTTCCTGTCCTAAATAATTTTACAGATTTATTTGGGTCATTAGTCCCATTCACCTCTGCCAAATACTGAAGAATACCCATCGGCATAGAAGACAACCTAAAGTTTGTTCTGTCTCCTTTATTACTTATTTGAACAAGAGTATCTGATCCTTTTACAACTGTGCCATATTTTGATCCTTCTTGAGGTTTACCTGTTGTAAGATTAACTATGTCTGTTGTTCTTAAACCACTGTGATGTTTTACTTGAAGTAAAGCTGCAGCTTCATAATTTCCATTTGCAACTAACTTTTGAGTTGCAGTGTGTATGGCTTGATTTATTTCTTTTATAGAAGGCAGTTCAACTTTTATGGCTTTACGTGCTTGATCTGCTTTTTTTAAACCCATCAAACGTGATTTACTTTTTTCACCAAATGTTTTTTTATCACCAAACGGAAACCTACCTGAGTTATCATCAAGTTCAAATTCTTTACGAAGACTGTTTTCAATAGCTGTGAGTTCAGTAAAGTTACCTTCTGTTCCTACCTCATCTAACTTTTTTAAAAACTCATTACCTCGTAATGATGAAAACTTATCATCAAGAGACAATCCTGCTTTTTGTATATTTGCTTTTAAAGTTCCCTTTTGACCACGACCTGTCAAGTTTAACACTTGGTTGATGGTCAGGTTTTCATCTAACTTTATTTTTTCTGCCATTTCTTATCAATATCCAAATGTTTGATCATGGACTTGGTAGACCTGATTTTTGATGCCATTAAGCGTTTTATGAATGGACACATATCCTGTCATCCTTGTCATTAGCATGTATCGTAACGCATCGTATGCGTGATCTTCTGCTTTTGTATCTACGTCTTCTGCGTTGGTTTTACTTAACGGTATACCTGAAAGTTGTTTTATTAAGTTAACGCAGTTTGGAAATATTCTTAAACGTGGCTCGTTTGTTCTTGGATCGTCTGCAAGCCTACGATGTATCTCCATCTTTCCTTGTAATCTGTTTCTATCTGATGGTATCCAACGAACACCACATCTCATCATTGTTTCTGCTATTGAAGGGCCGAACCCTGTCTTGTTCCAACACGAAGAGTCAAGGACTGTATAGTGAGGTGTTGGATCTTCTTGTTCTACTTGTAGTATTCTATCAGCCAGTTGCTCTGCTGTCAACTGTTTTACGTATAACTCACGATAAACCCAGATATTGTTATCCCAATCAATAGCACCCCATAAAACGCAAGAAGGACTCGCATACCCATAGTCGGCTGCTCTAATGCGTGGGAAGTTGGAAGGTAACTCAAAAGGTTCGACAACGTGCTTACTCCTACTAAACTCTGGGAACGCTGCACCTTCAGTGACTTCCCAGTCTCCCTCAAGTAATCTCTTACGTTCTACTTCAGGAAGTGAACGCAACATAGCTTCGTACTGTCCGTCTGCTAACAGGTATGGATTGTCAGTCAAACGTGCAGGTATGAACCTACGATAAAATAATGGCTCTCCTTCTTTGTCGTGACCTTTGGGCCACAAGAAAGGTTTACCTGTTTCGATATCCATTGCAGGAAACGTGGTGTTATGTTGGGATGGATCAATGTACATCTTCTTGACCCACCAACCACCAACCCCTCCGGGGTTCGCTGTGCAACGCATATACAAATGCTCTTGTAACTCTGGGTCGGTTGTTCTTAATCGTGAACGAAGATAATCCCAAACGTATGGTGTTGGGTATTGGGTTATCTCATCTATACCTATCCAGTTAAACGCTTGCCCTTGAAATCGAGTTACGTCTTTGTCTTTGTCTAAGTATGTAAACCAAATCGTTGCACCTGATGGAAAGTGCCACGTTGATTTTGATTCCCTGAACTTTGCTCCGGGGAACGCTTTAGGGTACAGTTGACGTGACTTGTCTATTAGTTCAGTAAGCTCATCAAGAGTACGCCTAAGAAGAAGCCCACGATGATTGCCATTATGACAATACCTAAGGGGGTCAGCAAGAAGGGCAAAACTTTTTCCTCCACCTGCTGAACCACCATAGAGTACATCTCTTTCAGATGAGGAAAGAAACTCCTCTTGAGGTCCTTCATTTGGCTGAAAAATAATTTCACGCCCACCCACAAGTTGCTCCACAGCGTTAGGAAGACCTTGTAGGTTTTCTTTATCGATAAGTGTGGTCTCTGGATTGTCTCCGATTGCTTTATCGACTCTTGTAATTTTTTCTTCAAGTTTCTTTGCATAATACCTTTTATCCTCTGCCTGTTTAGTAGCTTTTGCTGCTCGTTTTTTAGCATCTCGTAACCTCTTCTGTGATTGTTTACGTGCCTTTACTGCAAAAGAATAGTAATAGTTTGATTTTGGTGCGTTGGGATCTTTCTTAGGTCTCCCACGCTTTCGTTGTTCGGTCATTTAAATTCTTTTTAAAAACTTGGTTGCTCCACCTTTGATTGTTTGCTCTTTTGGTGCTACACCCAATTTAGGCATCTGCATTTTTGATTTGTTTTTTGAATTAATATAATCTTTAGCAAACTGTCGTTGACTTTCTTTTCTTTTTTCAACACTTTGTTTTTGCTTTTGCTTTAAAGATTTTTCTTCAGCTTGTTGTTTCATTCGTAAAGTTTTTACTCTAGCAAGATCTTTGTCTGTCTCACCTTTTATCTTTTTACCAGTTACTTGAAGTCCAAATCCTTGAGCTTTCAAATCCTCTCTTTGTTTTTGCATTTGCTTATCTTGAGTTAATCTACTTTTATCTAATCTTTTAACCATCAATCGTTACCCCTTTTTTCGGTGGAAGTAATACAACACCGTGTATGGCTTGTACATTTACGTTCGTTGTTTCTTGTTTACCCAGTCCAACCCTGTTTAAAAGAGATTCTGCAGCCCTGAAGCGTAGGTCGTCTCCTCTTTCGGGTACTGG